GGAAATCCTCGAGGGACAGGAAGCACCTTGACAGAGTGCGTCTACGGGGGCAGTGCAGTGTGAATTATTACCACTCATCGGAATTGCGCCCGCAGCCAACCGGCTTGCGGGCGTTTCTATTTTCAGAGGTTCGTCACGGCGCTGGATAGCTCAGCGGCAGAGCGCGGTCGATGTGTCTTCCCCCTTCGCATCGGTCGAGACCAGGGTTCGATTCCCTGTCCGGGGTCGTGACGGACATAGGAGGCGTGGGTGGTTGCTTGGGATCCGGAGGTCGAACTCAATCGCGATCCGGACGCACGGCCGCCCGCGAATGACCTGGCCGGGTGGTCACGTTTCTATGCCGGCGTATTCTTCGAGCATCCGAACGACATCGATAACGCACGCTGGGGCGTCGGGACGTGGCGATATGATGGCAGCTGCCAATGCGGCCACCTTCTCGCTGTAGCTGATGAGTTTGAGCGCCTCGCGTCAGATCGATGATGGTTCGGTCCGCCGGTTGTCGTCAGCCCATGAATGTGGCGAACGAGCACGGTCACGCACGAGGCTGCGATAGCTATTGCTTCTGCCGTGTGTTCGCCCAGGCCAAGGCGCGCTGCATCACCAAGGGCGAACGTTGGCGCTGGGGTGTTGGCAGGTATCCTGGCGGTGGTTGAGCGCCTACGTGGCCGCGATGGTCCGCCGCAGCGCTGATGCCGATGCAGCCGCCACGGTTCGGCCGGCCGGCCGCGCCCGCTCGCGCATGGTCATTGCCGGCAGGCCAGCCCGATCTCCGCTTGCGCGGCGGTGCTGGTGTGAAGCTGAGGCGGCAGGTGCGCGAGGAGGAACCGTTTTGTCGGCGCTGTTTAGCCGCCGGACGTTATTCGAAGACGGACGAGGTCGATCACATCGTGCCGCTGAGCGATCCCCGCTGGCGCGGTGCGCCGAAGGGCGCCGCCGATCGACGGGCGAACCTTCAAGGACTCTGCAAGCCTTGCCATGAGGCGAAATCGCAAGCAGAACGAACGGTGGGACTGCGAAATCGGAACGCACCGTGAACACGCAATAATATTGCGTTGTCCAGCAATATTCTGTGGAGGGGTGTGTTAGTCTTGCAGCACACCGCCTAATGACACCGCGTTGGGGTCAGACATTTACGCAGTCAAAATCAAAAGGTAAAATGTCGGGAGGCGCAGGCGCGGTTTTAGGCCATTGCCGCCGTGTCGTGAAGCCGAAAAGTTCAATTTGGAGGTGATTTAATGGCGCGAGGCGGTGCTCGTCCGGGCGCCGGTCGGCCGCGCAAGGCGCCCGAAATGAAGAAGGCGATCGGTACGTTGCGCGCCGATCGCGATCTGAAGGTCAACGAGGACGTTCCGCTCGGCCCGATGATCGTGCCGCTGCACCTGTCCGACCATGCCCAGCTGCTGTTCCGCTCTGTCGCGATCATGTTGGAGGAGCAGAAGCGATCGAGCCCCCATTATGCGGAGCACGTCGCCCTGCTCGCTCAACGCCTCGAGCAAATCCAGCGCTGGCAGGCGGTGCTGGAGGTGGAGGGGGACACCTACAGGACAAAGACCGCAGCGGGCGGCCTGATGATCCGCGCGCGCCCGGAGGTTGCCATGTTGGCTGAAGCCATGCGTCACACGCAGTCGCTGCTGGCCGAGCTGATGCTCAATCCGGCGGCCGCGCTCCGCATCGCGTCGGGCCACAAGGCTGAGGCCGGCGCGTTCGACGACTTCTGATGCTGTGGAAGCACGAGATTACCCGGCGATCGCTGCGAGCTACGCCCGCGACATAGCCACCGGCCGCATACCAGCCGGCCAGGCCGTGAAACTGGCGGCGAAGCGACATTTGAATGATTTGAAGGCGAGCCGACGGCGGGACTTCCCCCATCGGTTCGATAGCGATGCCGCGGCGCGCCCCTGCCGGTTTATCGAACGGCTGCCGCACTCGAAGGGGAAGTGGGCGGCCAGGAAGGAGCTGATCGTACTGCAGCCCTGGCAGGTGTTCATCATCTGCTGCGTCTTCGGCTGGCTGCGGAAGGCTGATGGCCTTCGTCGGTATCGCGTCCTCTTCCTGGTCGTGCCTCGGAAGAACGGCAAATCGGCGATTTCCGCCGGCATCGGCCTGTATATGCTCTGCGCCGATGGAGAGTTCGGTGCCGAGGTCTATTCCGGCGCCGCGAGCGAGAAACAGGCGTGGGAGGTGTTCCGCCCAGCGAAGCTGATGGCGGAGCGGACGCCGGCGCTGCTCCGGCGCTTCGGCGTCGAGGTCACCGCCAAGGCGATCGCGCGGCTGCAGGACGGATCGAAGTTCGAGACGATCATCGGCGATCCCGGAGATGGGCAATCGCCGAGCTGCGCGATCCACGACGAGTATCACGAACACGCCGATGACGGGCAGGTCGACACCATGCTGACGGGCATGGGCGCCCGCGACCAGCCTCTACAGCTGCTGATCACCACCGCCGGCGATAACCTTGCCGGACCTTGTTACGCACGGATCCAGGATGAGCGGAAAAAGCTGGCGGGCGTCGGCCACAATGGAGGACCGCCGCTCGATAACGAGACCTTCTTCATCGAATATGCGGCTGAGGATGGGGACGATTGGAAGGCGGAGGCGACCCTCCGCAAGGCGAACCCGAACTATGACATCTCGGTCAGTGGCGATTTCCTCCGCGCCCGGCAGCGCGACGCGATCGCGACGCCGCGGAAGGCTGGCGTCTTCAAGACGAAGCACCTCAACGTCTGGGTGTCCGCCAAGTCGGCCTATTTCGATGTCGAGGCCTGGCGGAAATGCGGTGACGTCGAGATTCCTGTCCGGGCCGTGGACGCGATCGCGCTGGAGCGACTGCAAGGCCGGCGGTGCATTCTCGGACTCGACCTTGCCTCGAAGATCGACATCGCGGCGCTTGAGTATTTGATCCTGCCGCTCGGCGAGAAGGCGACGATCGACGATCCATATATTCGGATCGGCCGATATTTCCTGCCGTCGGAGACCGTCCAGAATGTCCCTGCTTATGCTGCATGGGATGCCCTGGGCCTGATCGACGTAACCGACGGCAACATCACCGATTTCGACGAGATATTTGATGCGATCCTCGATGCGCGATCGCGCTTCCAGCTGGAGCACGTCGCTTACGATCCTCACCAGGCGACCATGTTGGTTACCACCTTGGGGAAGCAAGGCGTGCCGGTGATTGAATATCGGCCCCTCGTTTTGAATTTCTCCGAGCCAATGAAGCAACTCGACGCGCTCACCCGCGCAGGCACGATCGCGCACGGCGGTTGCCCCGTGATGGAGTGGGAGATGTCGAACGTCGTCGCGCGGCTCGACAACAAAGACAACGTCTACCCGAACAAGCCGGTCGGGCAGCACCACCTGAAGATCGACAATCCCGTCGCGCTGATCAGCGCGCTGGGCGTCGCAATGAGAAGCATGGAGGATACGATGGCCGCATCCCCGTGGGATGATCCCAGCTTCACCCTCGTGCCAGCATGAGGATTGCTTTCGAGTTTGAGCGCCAGCGCCGCGCCGCTGGCCAGTCAGTCGCGCCGCGCGAGGAACGCGCAGCCCAGATCACGCAAAACGCTGATCAGGAGCAGCTGCTCGCCTTCTTTGGCCTCGACACCACGAAGCTGCCGTTCGTCACCACCATGTCGGCGCTGAAGGTGCCCGCAGTTCTGGCGGCGGTAACCTTCCTCTCGCGCACGCTCGCGACGCTGACGCTGAATGCCTTCCGGGACACGGGAAAGGGACCGGAGGAGGTTACCGGTCGTCTGCAGACGCTGGTGCGTGACGCGCCGAATCCGGAGTGGTCGAGCTACGACGCGCGGGTCTATTTCTGGCAGGGTGTTTTCCTGCATGGACGCGGCCTGTTCGTCATCCTGCGGCAGAACGGCCAACCCTACGAAATTTGGCCGATGAACCCGCAAGCCACGTCCGTGTCGATGGATGGGCTCGGTCGAAAAACCTATCGGATGACGACGTCGTCGACGCTGCCGATCGGCAAGTCGTACAGCGCCGAGGATGTGATCGACGTCCCCTTCATGTTGGCGCCCGACATGGTCAATGCCTGGGGTCCGATCCGCCTGGGCGAGAAGGCTATCCAGCTCGCCCTGGCGATGAACGACTACGGATCGACCTTCTTCGCCGGCGGCGGCGTGCCGCCCTTGGCGCTGGAGGGTCCGCTTCCGCAAGGCAACGAAGGCATGAAGCGCGCGATGGGCGAGATCCACCGCGCCATCGACGCTGCCCGCGAAAGCGACAAGCCCGTGTTTCCGCTCCCGCCGGGCCACAAACTCTCGCAGGTCGGATACGACCCTGCCAAGGGCCAGATGACCGAGGCGAGACTGCTCCAAATTCAGGAGATCGCCCGGATCTATCAGATACCGCCGGTTTTTCTCCAGGATCTGTCGCATGGGACATTTTCCAACACGGAACAGGCCGATCTTCAGCTTGTGAAGCATCTGATCGGACAGTGGGCGACGGCTTTCGAGCAGCAGGCCAATCTGAAGCTGTTCGGACAAATGAATGGCCGACGCTACGTTCGACACGATCTCGACAGTCTGATGCGCGGTGACTTCGTCAGCCGCATGGCCGGCCTCGCATCGGGCGTGCAGAATGCGATCATCACGCCGAACGGCGCGCGGAAGATGAATGGCGATCCGCCCCTCGATGGTGGCGATCAGCTCTTCATTCAGGGCGCGACGATCCCGTTGCTGCGGCAGGAATCGCAGCCTGCGGCGTCGCCCGCGCCACCCACGCCCGACCCGGCTGCAGAGCATCTGAAAAAAACAGGGAATAAGAAATGAGCCGTGAGCGCCGAGCTGCCGCACAGCCGATTTCCGTCGAGGATGGCGGTAACGGCAAGACGATCGGTGGCTATGCGGCGGTCTTCAACAGCCCCACCACCATCGGCGACATGTGGACCGAGGTCATTCTACCGGGCGCGTTCACGAAGACGCTCCGCAGCGGCGGGATCGACGTGCTGGCGCTCTATAGTCATGAAATCGAGCGACTGCTCGGCCGCCAAAGCTCCGGCACGCTGCGGCTGACGGAAGACGCCAAAGGGCTCGCCTACGAGATCGATCTGCCGGACACCACGGACGGCCGCGACGTTGCCGTGCTGGTCGATCGCCGGGATCTGCAAGGCTCAAGCTTCGGATTCAACGTCACGAAACAGGAATGGGACGAGACCGTGACGCCCCCGGTGCGCACGATCATGGAGGTCGAGCTCTACGAGGTCACCGTCACGGCAAGTCCCGCCTATGACGACACCGAGGTGGGCATGCGCTCCCTCGAAACGGCGCGGCGCGATCGCCGCTCCATGAATTTCAGCGCGGCATCAAAACGTGTCGCGATGAAGATGACCGTCGATCTGCGATCCCGCGGATTGGCGAGTAAAGCCTAAGGCGCACCTGCCCCGGCCCAATCGATCGCCCGCCCCCGGCGGGCTTTTTTATTGGAGAATGAGCATGACCCTTCGTGAGCTTCAGGAGAAGCGCGAGAGGCTGGTCGCCGGTGCCCGCGAGCGCCTCGACCAGATCAACAGCAACACCGACGAGAGCCGCACGGCCGAGCTGGAGACCCAGCACGACGCCGCGATGGCTGAACTCGATCGTCTCGATGCCCAGATCGCGCGCGAAGATCGCATGGCGCGCGCGGAGCAGGGCCAGAATGAAGCTCGCGAGCGTGAACTGCGCGCGCGCCGTCCGGTCGACCCGGTTGGCGAAACCGGTGCCGGCGATGGCGGCGGCGAGATCACTTATCGCAGCGCGTTCCACGAATATCTCCGCGCGGCGGGCAATGTCGCTGCGCTTGATCCCGAGGTTCGCTCGGTTCTCCAGCGCGGCTACCAGGAGGTCGGCGACGAGCGCCGCGCCCAGGTGACCGGCACCACCACGGCGGGCGGTTACACCGTTCCGACGGAACTGCAGGCCGAGATCATCAAGACGATGAAACTCTGGGGTCCTATGTACAATCCCGGCGTGACCCGCGAATTGGTCACCACCGGCGGTTACAACATGCCGTTCCCCACTGTCGACGACACGGCCAACACCGCAGCGGCAACGACCCAGGGCACCGCGCTGCTGGACGATGGCTCGGGCGATGTCGTGTTCGGCCAGAAGCAGCTCGAAGCTTATGCGTTCGCCACGCCGTGGCTGCGCGTCTCGAAGGAACTGGCGGACGATTCGGTCCTCGCGATGGAGAGCTTCCTCGGCGACTTGCTCGGCGAGCGCCTCGGCCGTCTGGCCAATGCCCAGCTGACTACGGGATCGGGCACCAACGCGCCGCACGGCATCGTCGTAGCT